GCCCGTCGCCCTGGCCGACGCCAAGCTGCACCTGCGCGTCGACAGCGACGCCGATGACAGCCTGATCACCTCGCTCATCACAGCGGCCCGGCAGCAAGCCGAGCACCGCACCGGCCGGCGCATCGGGCTGCAGACCTGGGCACGGTCCTATGATGCGTTCCCAGGCTGGTCGCTGTTGCTTCCTGATCCGCCGGTTACCGAGATCGTCAGCATCCAGTACGAAGATACCGCTGGCATCCTGCGAACTATGCCGGCCGAAGACTACCGGCTGCGCCCCCTCAGCGAGCCCGCCGCAGTGCTCCCCGTCAAGGCCTGGCCGGTAGCGATCGCAGAGCCCGGTGCCGTCACCGTCACCTACCGCTGCGGCCTTGCCGCAACCGACGCTCGCTGGGAAAGCCTGCGTGCCTGGATGCTCCTCGCTATCGGCACGTGGTACGCCAACCGCGAAGCTGCCGGCCCCGTGCAGACGTATGCACTCCCGCGTGATTTCTGGATGGGCCTTCTCGACCCGCTTGTTTTTTACGGCACTACCTCCTGACCATGGCCTATATCGTCACCCCCGGCGAGCTGCGCGACCGCATCACCCTTGAGCAAAAAACCGTCACCCAGGCCGCCAACGGCGAGCCCTTCACCACCTGGGCCATCCTCGGCGTGCTCTACGCCCGCGTGCAACAACTCACCGGCCGCGACCAGATCGCCGCGCAGCAAGTCCAATACCCTGCCGACGTGCGCATCGTCATTCGCCACCGCGCCGGCCTCACGCCAGAGGATCACCGCATCACCTGGCGCAGCCAGCCTTACGAGATCGTCGGCCAGCCGGCGCAGGTTGGCCCCCGCGGCGAATGGCTCGAGATCATGGCCACGCACGGAGTGCGCGATGGCCGCTGACGGCATCACTGTGCAACTGGAGGGCATTGACGCCCTCAACCGTGTGCTGCGCGAGCTGCCCGCCAAAATCCGCAAGCAGGCCATGCGCAAGGCCCTCCGCGAAGGCGCCAAAGCCGTGCAGCAACAGGCCCGCAAAAACGCCCCGGTGCTCGCCATCGCCACCCCCACGCGCAAGCCCGGCACCCTGCGCCGCGCCATTGTCATTCGGGCCAGCAAGTTCGCCCGGCAAGCGGGCGGGGAGGGCGTCTTTGTGTCCGTTCGCCCCCTGCGCGGCGCCCGGCAAAAAAAGCTCGGCAAAGCCGGCGCCAAAAACCCGAACGACCCGTACTACTGGTGGTGGCAGGAATTCGGCTGGACAGCCGGCGGCGGCCGCATCAAGGGCGGCAAGCGCCGCCGGGCCCTACAGCGTGCTGCCCGCATTGCCGGCGGCAACGCCCGCCAGATCCCCGGCAAAAAGTTTTTGACCAATGCCGCAAAAACCGAAGGGCAAAAAGCCATCCAAACCGTTATGGCCGTCGCAATCCCCATCATCAACAAACTCAACACCAAGGCCTGACCCATGGACGCCAAAGCCGCCCTGCGCACCGCACTGCTCGCCCATGCCCCCCTCGTCGCCCTGGTCGCTCAGCGCATCTATCCCGACGGTATCGACGAGACCGCCCCGCTACCGGCCGGCGTGCTCACTGTCACCAGCACCGAGCCCATCCGCACCCTCGACGGCCTGCGCCACGGCGCGTGGGTCAATCTGTCGCTCCAGTTCTGGGCTGCCAGCCGCACCGCCGCCGACGCCTGCAGCGAGGCCGCGCAAGACGCCATCGCCGCAGCTGGCGAAGACGTGGTCGACGTCGCCGACGCCGCCGACCTCGAAACCGGCAATTACGCCACGGTGCTCACCGTGCGCATGCTCACCTGACCCCGCCACCCCACCACCTCACCACCCCAGCCCGCCTCGAGCGGGCTTTTTCATTTCAGGAGCCCCAGCATGGCCAACAAACGCAAGTGGAGTAACGTCGCCGTCGCCCTCGAAAGCGCTCGCGCTGCAGCCCAAGCAATCACTAGCATTACCAAAGCGGCGCCGGGTGTCGTCAGCACATCTGGCACCTTGCCCAACAACGGCGACTACGTAATTTTCGACATCGTCGGCATGACTCAACTTAATGGCGCCGTGTTCCGCGTCACGGGTGCTGCAGGTGGCACCTTCAAGCTCGCCGATGTCGCCACCGGGGCCGAGCTGAGCACTGTCGGCTACGACACGTTCACCAGCGGTACGTTCGCCGTCGTCACCCTCGGCACCAGCATCACCACCGCCACCACCATCAGCCCCTCCGGCGGTGACTTCGACCAGATCGATACCACCACCATCCACGATTCCCAGCGCACCACCATTCCGGGCCTGCCGTCGGCGATGAGCTACAGCATGGAGCACATCTGGGATCCTGCCGACGCCGGCCTCAAGGCGCTGAATGCTGCTTACAAGGCCAACAGCCAAAAGGTTGTGATGTTCACGTTCGGCACGGGCGGCCCGAAGATGCTCTTCGCCGGCTACGTCGGCGCCACCCTCATGCCGGGCGGCCAGTCTCAGGGCCTCGTCACCACCTCCACGGTCTTCACCATCGACGGCTTCCCGACTTACTACGCCGGCTGATCATGACTCTCCTCGCCGACAAGATCCGCGCCGCCCGCACGCTGCGCATCCCGGCGGGGGGCCACACTTTCGTGGCCCTTCGCCCCACCGACATGGACATGGTCGAGTTCCAGGCTACTGACCGGCACCCGCGCCAGCTCCTCAAGCACATCACTGGCTGGGACGACGTGCGTGAGATGGACATCGTGCCCGGCGGTGACCCGCACCCCGCACCCTTCGACCCCGACGCCTTGGCCGAATGGCTCAAGGATCGTCTTGACCTGCTCAGCGAGATCACTGCCGGCCTGCTGCAAGCCTATGCCGACCACCAGGCTGTCAAGGGCGATGCGGTAAAAAACTCCTGAGCTGGATGGCGGACCAGGCCCTGCCTGCCGCCATCCGGCCAGCCTCCACCGCCTCACCCCTGGCCCGCCTCGCCATTCAGGCCTGGAACACCATGGGTGGCCTCGATTGGGCCGCGCTCCCCACCGTCGCCGACCTGTTCGGCGTGCACGACATCGAAACCTTCGTCGCCCTGCTCGTCGCCATCCGTGACGACCAAGCCGCTCAACAGGACTAAGCCATGGCCATTGCCACCCTCACTGTCGATCTGGTCGCAAAACTCGGCAACATGCAGACCGAGCTCAACCGCGCCTCGCAGATTGCCGAAAAAAACGCCAAGAAGATGGAGGAGGCCTTCGCGGCCGTCAAAGGCACCGTCGGTACCCTGTTCGCGGGCGTCGCCGTGGGCAGCGCCTGGCAGGCCCTCATTGCCGATACCGCTCGCCTCGGGTCGGAGATAAGCAAGCTATCGCAGCTCAGCAACACCACTGTCGAAGACTTTCAGCTCATGGCCTATGGCGCCAAGACGGCCGGGGTCGAGCAAGACAAACTGGCCGACATCCTCAAAGATGTGAACGACAAGTTTGGTGAGTTCAGCGTCACGGGAGGCGGCGAGCTCAAGGACTTTTTCGATACCGTTGCGGCCAAGGTCGGTGTCACGGCCGATGCCTTCAAAAACCTCTCCGGCCCCCAGGCCCTGCAGCTTTATTACGACACGCTGCAAAAGGCCAACGTGTCGCAGCAGCAGGCCACGTTTTTCATGGAGGCCCTGGCCAACGACGCCACCCTGCTTGTTCCGCTGCTCAAGGATGGCGGCGCCGGCTTCAAGCAGATGGCCGACGAAGCCCAGCGCTTCGGCGTCGTGATGGACTCCCAGGCGATCGCATCGGCCGAAGAGTTTGACGCCAATATGAAGCGCCTTGGATCCACGATGGACGGCCTCCGGCTCACCATCGGAAACGCCATCATCCCCACGCTCAGCCGCCTGTCCGAAGAGTTCCTGATCGGCATGCGCAACAGCAACGGGTTTATCGATGCGCTGCGCAAGTATGGCCTGACCAACCCGTTCAAGGATCAGGCTCAAAGCCTCAAGGAGCTCACCGCCGAAGCCGGAAAACTCGAAGACAAAATCAGCATCGGCCGCGGCACCGACGACGACAGGCGCCGCTTTGCCGACATAAGGCAGCAGATCAGCTATTACAAAGAGCTCGACGCCAGCCGCACCAAAGCCATGGGCAACCTGCTGGGTCTGGGTGACGTGGAGGCGGCTGGAAAGCCGCCTGCCTTCACCCCTGCAGCCAAGCCCGAAAAGACGGCCAAGGTCAAAGTCGATCGCTCCGACCCCTTGGGCGAGTGGATCAAAGACATCGAAGCCCAGCTCAAGCCGGCAGAAGATGCCATCAAGCGCTTTCGCGATATCCAGCTCGACGCTGCCGTAGCGGGTGCAGACCTCACGGCCAGTCAGCGTGCCTTTTACGACATCGTCAATACGCCCGAGTGGGCGGCTATGTCCGAGCCCTGGCAAGACCTCGTCCGCACCGAGGCCGACCTCGCCATCGTTGCCGAGCGCGCTGCTGCCCAGCAAGCCCGCCTCAACGAGCTGCTTGGGGCCACCGACAGCGCCCGCCTCGAGGCCGCCCGTGCCGACATGCAGCTGCTGGCCGATGCTTTCGAGGCCGGTAAGATCAGCGCCGAGCAATTTGAGGAGGCAGCCAGCAAGGCCCTTGGCCTGTTTGCCGAAAAGGGTGTGCAGGAGTTCGATGACCTCAAGCAGGCCATCGAAGGATGGGGTCGCGACAGCGCCAAGACCATCGCCAGCGCACTCACCAGCGGCAAGGGCAGCCTCAAGGATTTCGGCGATTTTGCAAAGCAGATCCTCTCCGACATCCTCGCCATGCAGATCTACAAAAACGTTACCGGCCCCGCAACAAAAGCGCTCGGAAGCGTGAACTGGGCTG